CGGTTGCACCGCTGAAGGTAACAAAATCGTTTGCAGCAGCGCCGTGCGAAGTATGGGTTACAGTCAGCGTTGTAGAACCATTGCTGATGGCAAATGGGCCAGATAGGCTAGTTGATAAGCGTATGGGCGTAATGTCAGTGAACGCACCGCCAGATTGCAGATAGTATTTCAAGTGCGTGCCGACACCGATTTGTGTGGTGCGGTCAAGCGTTACAAACGGATGCAGCGCCCTAGCTGTGCCAAGGAACTGATTGTTTGAGTTTTTGATCCAGCCGCCTATCTGTTCAGGGTAGCCATCACGAAAGCGCACACGATTACTATCGCGGTAGCCACCCTCGTTTGAGTAAGCAGTGCGCTCGCGGTTTACACCCGGCTGGAACTGTAGCTTGGTCAGCGGCATTTACTTCTTCTTTTTGCGCATCAAATCTTTATCAGCTTTACGCGCTCCGCCTTTGCCAGATACGAAGCTGTTCACCCGGCCACGCGCCCATGCATCCATGCTGACGTTCCGGCTGCCTGAGCTGAGGTAGGCACCTTGGCCCCGCCGATATACAGAACGTAGCTGCCCTGGCGTAAACCTGCTCTTGGCTGCTTTGTTCTTGATAAAACTCTCAGCGGCGGCGCTGAGTGGTTTTCTTCTTTTTGCTTGTGGGCTTTTTTTTGGCTTGCTGGGCACGGCTTTTACTCACTGCTGCAATGTCAATATACTCACCACGTTTGTACTTTTCACGCGTTGACAGTATCTCAGCGCGCTTTGCAGAAGGGTTCTTTGCACCAGCAAGGTACTTCGCTGATACCTTCTGTTTCTTACGCATCAGCTTGGCTCCGTCGGCCAGGTGATGTTAGCCGGATCACTCTGTGTAGTGATGTCACGTAACTGTTGGCGGTATGTGCGCCACTCAGTTTGTTTACTGCTGCTCAGCTGTGAGTCAGCAACCTGCGTCCAGTCGCTTGCACTGAGCTTGTCATTACGTGTAATGCGCACGGCAGCCCACTTCTGGTTCGCTGCATATGTGGCAGCATTGGCCATATATGTCTGCTTTGCAGTAGTCAACTTATCTTTTGTGACAGGTGCATAGAACTCGTTAGTGTTTGCTATGTAACAATCACGCAACTGCGCACCCGCAAGGCTAGCCAGTGCGCCCAAATCCCAATCAAGTTCTATATTCACATATGATAGATCGCTCATAACTACCCCAGGATTGTCACGCTTACTGTGCAGTCAACCGTGGCTGTGCCAGAGCCAGATGTGTTCTTGGCAAGCAACCCAACACCAATACGCCTCGGGTTACTGCTGGCATCGTTGGATGCAAGCGGCATCTCAAACACTTTACTAACAAACGGCGCGCGGCGGCTGTTCATCACCGTCGTGCTATCGTCAACATGGTGTGCTAGCAAGTTGAACCTGTTTGATGAGCCAATGCCAGGTGAGTCACCAATACCCATACCCCCTACCAGCTTGACACCAGCCACTGATACAGAATCGGCAGTGGTCATTGATGCAGTGACTAATGCAAACTTCACATCATCAGGCAGCGTAAAAAAGTCTGTTGAGTGGTCTGCAATACTGCTGGTATCAAACTGTATATCAGCACTAGCAAACGCAAACTGCGTGACTGTGTTGTGTGCCAAGGTAATCTGGTTTGCAGTCACCATACAACCACGTAGGCGGTTGGTGCCGTTGACCAGTATAAAGTCTGTGCCGTCGTATATAGCAGAGTAGATACCGCCACTTGCTAACTCACCACCAACCAATGTTTCGCCATACACAGTCTTGATAGTTTTTGCACCAAGGCTGTTCACATTCAGCGTAGCCGAACCTGTGTTGATGTGGTTTGGCTCAAAAAACACACGCACACCGGCTGCATAACTACCGAGTGCTGGGCTTGGCGCGACTGCATATACGTTGCTGCTACCAGTGGTGACTGCATAGCTACCTGTAAACGGGCTGGCTGCAACGGTTTGTGTTGAGTTATCAGGAAACTTGAAGCCGCCTGTGCTGCTGAAAATTACACCGCCAACTTCTAGGGGCACAGTAGGGCTAGCTTGGAGCACACCCACGCGGTTGTTGGCAGTATCAACCTTGAATGTATTAGTATCAATAGTAACATCACCACTGCCAGTAATAGTGCTAAACGCTCCCGTGGTAGCACTGTTCGCTCCAATAGCAGTGCCGTCAATAGCACCACCATCGATGTTGACATTACTAGCACTGATGCGATCAGTAAAATCTGATACGGCTGCTCCAGAACCTGCTCCGTCAGCATAAATGATTTTGGTCGCGCCAGGTGGCACAGTTACGTTTGCGCCAGAACCTTGCGAGAAGATAATGTTCTGGCTGCCACTGGTGTTGTTGTACACAAAGTACAGCTTATCTGCATCGTTCGGGCTGATAGTTATAGTGTTGGCGCTTGAAAGCGTACCGCCAAACACCAGTACCTTGAACTGCCCATCAGACAGCGAACCATCACTTGTAGTCAACGTATGGCTGGTGCCTGTCAAAGTCACAGCGCCAACACCGTTCAAGGCGCGGTCGATGATGTCAAAGTTTGTGTTTGTAGTCGTACCCCAAGTGCCAGACTGCGCACCTGTGACAATCTTTTCAATCCCAGTATTGCCAGTGTATGTGCTCATCTAACACCCCTATGCGGCGATCTCAGTCCAAACGGTGCTTATACTCGGTGCAATCTCGCCCCACACATTCGTGTTTTGATTATCACCTACATTGCCTGTAGCAACAAGCCCCGTGACAGGCACAAGCGCACTCTGTATGGTAGTCACGCTGCCTACTGATGCTGTAACGCTGAAGCCTGTTTCCGTCAGCAAAACGTTCGGATCAATCAGTGCTGCTGTGCCGACTGAACCTGTGACCACAATGCCAGAGAGTGTAACGCTTACGCTTTGCGGTACGACAACGCTGCCTAACCCCGTTGTGCCGACTAAGCCAGATGGCAACGCACGCAAAGTGAGGTCAATGTTTTCGTTACCTAGCCCTGTTGTGCCAGCGACACCAGTCGGCGTGACTGTTTCGCTCAGTATCAAACTACCAAGCGCAGAAGTGCCAGCTAGCCCCGTAACAGCAACGAACTCAGGTTCACCAAGTGAACTGAAGCCAGCATTTGCAATCGGGTGAAAGCCAAACATGTTTAGCCGCCTTTACTCACAAGTTGCCAGCCTGTGCCCGTCCAAGTCAAATCGTACACATTTGCGTCATATATGGGCGGGTCTGCTACGTCTATATAACCTAAACTAGCTCTATGCTCATACACCGCTTCAGCAGTTTTTGTAAGGCCAGTGTTCGCATCACGATCTCGGAACGGTAAAGTCGCAATAGGATAAGCACCATTTTTGCTGTACATAACCATGTTCTAACTCACCGTATGATCGTAGGTTCCGGGTGTGCTGTAAGTTGTCGTTCCAGCACCGTCTGTGACAATGATCGCGCCATCCGCGCCGTCAGCCGGGTTGTCGTTTGCGTTACTCGAGCCCGCTTTGGGTGTCATTCCGCTTGCAGATAATCGCGTCCAACTACTGTCAACGTAGCCACTGCCGGCACCGCCGCCACCCTGCTGACTAGCGCTATTGCCGTGGCCAGCACCCGATCCGCCATAATAGCCACCTCCACCAGATCCGCCGCTGTTATACGGGCTTGAAGCAGTTGAGCTACTTGTGCCACTATAACCACCGAGCAAAGCTAAACCAGGGCCAGACCCGCTACCACCAGTTTCTCCACCGGCACTGGTAGTAGCATACCGCCCCCGGTAGTTATTGTCTCCCGTCGAGTTATCACTTGCGTTCAGTGAGCTTGACGCGCTCGTGCCGCTATGACTGTCGCCACCGTCACCAGAGGCATTTCCTGCACCACCGCCGCCGCCGCCGGCAACGACTTGTGCGTTGCCGTGAGTTACACTCGTCACAAAAACACCAGAACCAGAACCACCTTGGCCGCCTGTCTGGTTTTGAACGTCTGCATAAATATCTCCACCACGCATCGGGTCGGAAGTGTTTCCTTGCAAGAGCCCTGTATTTGCCTGTGCCCAGCCAACGCCGCCGTTACCAACGACGATTTTTAAAACCGTTCCGGGGGCGAGAGCTTTTGAGGCTTTGACGATGCCACCGTTCCCACCATCTCCGCCAGCATTTTGCGCTCCGCCAGCGCCACCCGCCCCAAAAACCTGAACTGTTACAGTAACAGGAGGAAGACCCGGCCAGTTGCCGGCAGCTTTTTCTGTGTATTGAGAACGTAGGCTGAAAACACTAGCGTAAGTGCGGGTGTCAGCGGAGGTTGTTAAAACTTTGCCGCCGCTGGCGGCTGTTGGTGCTGCAGAGAAGCTCTGCGCAAGGCCATTCACAATAAGTAGATCGTCAATGTAACCGTCAAATCGCCTCACGTTAGGTATGTTTTGTTTCCCGATATACAGGCTCCGAGTCACGGTATCATTGTAGTTCTGAGCATCCGAAAAGCTGCCCACACTATTTCCGTCAACTATGATACTGGTGGTCCCGCTGCTTCTGACCACAGCTACATGGTGCCAGGTGTTTGCGGAAAGACAATTACTTGTCGTCAGGCCGATAGCACTTTGCACCACCCAAACTAAGGCTTGGTTTTGTTGGTGAAGAGTAAAATGCGCACCGTTCAATGTCGATGCATCGTAATCAAGAATCGCCGCGTAAGAGCCAGCGGATGCACTGGTGCTTATTGTGTCGGGCCTAATAAACATGGAGATAGAAAAATCGTTTGTTCCAAATTTGAAAGCACCGTTGCTTTCAACAGTCAGATAGTCACCGGTCGCATCAATAAATAGACTTTTTCCGCCAAACTTTGCCTGGGTTGCTGAGATCGCTGCGTTGCCATTTGCAGTCACAGCATTATTGCGTGCCTTATCTTCAAGGCCATCATTGAATGGCATGTACAGCACTGCCAGATCATTGCGCGTTTGGCTTACGGTGGCCGTTACTGCGGTCGTCGGTGGAGTGAACTCGGAGGTGTATTTTGCAAAGCCCTTGAGAACTCTGACGTCATCAATATATCCGTTCGCTCCGTAAAACGTGCCAGCACCACCGCCGAAATTTGCGCCGCCGATGGCGCTGTTATTAGAGCCTGCACTGACGTTTGATGTGTTTGCGGTCGAGCCGTGCAGTTGGCCATCGATGAAAGTCCGATAAACACCACCCGCTCTGCACGCGACAACGTGTATCCATTGGCCTGTATTTATCGTCACTGCATTGTGGTCAATGTAAGTTCCGCCAACAATTGACCTCAATTTGCCTCCACTGGTTTCAAACCCGAGCCCAAAACTTGGCTGATAGTTTCCTGTCGCTCCAGGCCCACCGAGATAAATAATCGGCCAATAGCCAGAAGAATATGCACTGATGTAAACAAAACACTCAACGGTAAAATCACCGGTTCCGAAATATTGGCCAGTGTTATATGTAAATGTTAGTTGGTCATCGCTACCATCAAAAGCGGCGCTGTTTGAACCAAACTTTGCTTGCGTTGAAGAGATGTTTACGCCGCCGTTAGCCGTTATTGAATGATTGATTGGACTACCGTCAGCCGTAATAGAACTATCAAACGGCAAATAGAGCGACGTGAACCCTGTCGTGCTATTGGTTTCGTTATCGCCACTTAAGGATGCTCCCACTGCTTGTGACGGTGGCACAAAACTCGTTTGATATAACGCCAAACCTTTTGTAATCCGCAGGTCGTCAATGAAGCCTGGGAAGTATTGGCTTGACTCACCACGGAAACCAATAGTCAGGTCTGAGGTTCCCGCATAAATCGTATCTGATCCGATGCTGTGCGAAGACGAATTTTTTA